AGCCCACTCGTTAATAATGTTGCTTATAGTGCTTTCTGGACCGTTCTTAAAATAAGTAATAAAATCGTAAAGGACAATTACAATAGCCATTATACCAATAAAAATAGCTGTTCTAACTTTCGCCTTCTTCATTAGATCGCACATGCGCCTCCAGCGCACCCTCCGTCATCCATATCTGTATCTCCACCAAAAGCTCCGTCGCCATCTGGTGTATTTGCATAGTATAAATTCTTTAGTCCATATTTATAAGCATAAACCTGATCTTTGATAATTGCACTAAGAGGAATATTGCCACCCTCAAAATGCTCATAATTATAATAAAGATTTGTACTCATGCTCATGTCAACAAACTTTTGAATCACCGCAGCTATATTCATTATAGCCTTATTGTCGGTCATTTCCCACGCCATTGTGTAGAAATTTTTTCTAGTTTTATAGTTTGGAACAAGTTGTTTCAAAACTCCATTCTTAGCCTTTTTATAAATCAGCATAGATCTTACAGGCTCAATGCCATTTGTAGAGTTCTGAATGACGCTAGAGGATTCACAAGGCATGATAGCAGATAGCGTGCTATGACGCATACCATACTTCTGCACGCGCTTTCTGAGCGCCTCCCAGTCCATATTGTATACAGGTTTGATAATATCGTCAACAGTCTTTTTATACCAATCTACAGGCAGTAAACCTTTGAAGTATTTAGTTTCACCAAATCCATCGCACGCACCCTTTTCTTTGGCTAAGTCAACGCTCGCATTAATTAAGTTCCATTGAATTTGCTCCATAACCTCATGCACCAAATTAAGAGCTTCGGGATCTTCATACTTTAGTTTATTCTTTGCTAAGAATCCAGCAAGGTTTGTGATGCCAATACCTAAAGATCTGCGATACTTGGTAAAAGTTTCTCCTGCCACTACAGGGTATTCCTGATAATCAATAACAGAATCTAAGGTTCGCACAGCAATCTGACAAGCTTTTGCGATTTCGCGCTCGTTGGTAAGCTCTAGCAAGTTTAATGCAGATAAAATGCAAATTCCGATTTGGCCAGTTTCGTCATTAACGTCTTTGATGGGCACTGTGGGATGAATAATTTCTTGGCATAAGTTTGACATATAGCACGGAACGTCCCATGAACCATGCTCGTTTGCGGAATCAATATTCATACTATAAATACGCCCAGTTTCTAGCCGCTCTCTTGCATAAATTTCTGCCAACTTTCTTGCGGGAACTTTCTTCTTAAACTTTAGAGATCTTGAATTCTCATACTTTAAGTAAAGCTCTTCAAACTTTTCGTTATCTCCAAACGATTCATAAAGCCCCACAGCTTCGTGTGGCGAGAAAAGTGTTACATCTTCATTTGCAATCAAGCGATCATAGAATAACTTACAGAACTGCACAGAGTAATCCAGCTTACGAACGCGGTTATCATCGGTTCCTGCATTGTTCTTCAGCACTATTACATCTTCTACTTCGTAGTGCCAGAATGGTATGTGTACCGTAGCAGAACCGCCACGAATGCCATTCTGAGTAGTGGACTTTACAGAAGACTCAAAACATTTAAGATATGGAATGAGACCAGTGTGAATTACCTCGCCACCCCTAATGGGGGAGTTGATGGGCCTTATACGTCCAACATTTAATCCAATACCTGCTCTATTTGCTGTGTACTTACCTACGGCATGTACTGATGAAAAGATACCATCTAAATCATCATCTACATCCACAAGTACGCAACTTGCAAACTGACGCTTCACTGTGCGGACCCCACACATAATTGGTGTCGGCAGGTTGATTTTGAATTTTGAGTAGTATTCATAAGCGGATTTCACATCAGCAATATTGTCAAAAAGACACATAGCAATCAACATATATGCAAACTGTGGAGTTTCGTGTATCTCTCCAGTTTCTCTATTTTTAATGAGATACTTGTCGATCATCTGCTGCAATCCAGCATAAGTAAACTCGTCGTCTCGCTTGTGGTTGATACATCCCTCAAGATGTGCAATATCTTCTGCTGACCACTTCTCTAGAATTTTAGGGTCATAGTGTCCATTGTCTATATTGCGTTCAATTAAATGGCCAAATAAAATGGGATGCTCTCCAGAACCCCACACCTCTTTTCGCAATTGCATATTCAATAGTCTGGCTGCTACGTACTGGTAATTAGGTTCCGTAGTTGAAATTAGATCGTTTGCTGACTTGATTAAGATCTGATGAATCTCTCTTGTGGAAATGCCATCGTAAATAGAAAGATTAGCATTCATTTCAATATCGGAAAAGGAAACACCATTAATCCCCTCCGTAGCCCATTCAACAACTTTGTGTATTTTCTCAACAGAAAAATCTTCTTTGTTTCCGTTGGCTTTAGTAACTTGCATTTTAACCTCGTTTCAATAAGTTTATCGACGTAGAGTATTATACACCATTGGGACAAAAATTTCACTTCAAAAATAAAAAAAACCTGCCGCTTTTCTAAAAAAAACGACAGGGTTAAATCGGAATAATTAAGGGTGTAATTATTTATCTAATTTAGAAATTATGACATCGAATTTTGTATTAATTGCGCTGTGCATATTCTTGGTATCGTTGATTAGCATTCTGCATTCAGTCATACTTTCGCCGATCTCATCTACCTTTTCTTCTACACTTGCCACACGTCTATCTAATACTTTTAATCTTTGGTTTAAAGAGTCGTTTACTTTTTGTTCTAACACGATAATTTGCTTCCCTTGCTGCACCAGAGTATAAACTACCCAAGTAAATACAGGGACAGCAACCATGCCGATTACTTCGGTTATGTTTCTGATAAGATCCCATGCTTCGTTCATTTATACCTCGCTTGACATGAAAAAGTAAAAAGAAAAGAAAAGGGGTTAGAAAGTTCTTTAGAAGCACACAAGACAATTTTCACAAGGAGAACTTGTAACCAACTAACCCCTTAATTTACTTAACCAGTAATTGGTTTATAGTCGAAGTAGTCACCGCCTGTAGCGGGATCAAGATCAACGAAGTCAACCTTCATAACCAGTTGACCCGGAACTGCCAAAGTTGGCGTGGCAGCGCGGTCAAGAGCTTTATCAGCAGCGTCACCGTCTGTCAAGTCAAACATGTTGGTTCCAGTCAAGGTTGCTGGGGCTTCAATCGCATCTCCATCAGCATTGGTGAACAAAGCAGCAGAACGCACTGCAAACTTCGTGTCAGCGTGTGAGCTGTAGCCAGTGTAAGAGTAGCGACCATTTCTGAATCGCGAAGCAATTGTGGCTCCAAAATCGTGCTGGAAGTCCATAATAGATTTGCGACCTTCTGAGTAAGCGGCTGGGCTTAAAACGGCATTGGAAGCAACTCCAGAGAGAGTGCCACTAATAGTTCTAATCACATATTTGCCAGCTTCAAAGTAGGCGAAAGTGCCAGAACTTAGCGCTTTTTGGGTTCCATAAAGTCCGTTGCTTAAAATAACGGGAAATGGAACTCTAGTTTCTGCATCAACAGCATCTTTAAGTAAAAATGCTTTGGTAATTACAGAACCAGTGGTTCCGTTTCCAAGAAGAGTACCGCCTTGATTTTGTGCAACAAAGGCGCCACCAGTTGTGTTTACAACCGCAGGTGCGGAAGGTGAAGGAACAGGCATGAGAAAATCTCCTATCAAAATATAGTAAAACAAGTAAATACAGATTTTCCACGTCCAAAATATATCCATTTCCTTATTAATATATACACAAAAATTAGTCAATTTCTTATATCAAAAACAAAAAAACCAGAGCGCTCCTTTGTAGACGCTCTGGCTATTGTATTGGCGGGATGTGCTACTTAACCTCCCAACACGCGGGATGTGAGGACTAACCTCCCTCACCAATTTTTACGAAAGACTTTCTTGGCAGTCTTTGATAGCAGATTTTAATCTTCTTCTAGCAGTTTCTCTACTGTATCCGTTTACCCTGCCAATTTCTGCCATAGTCATGTTCTTATAAAATCTCTGCTCTAAAATCTCAACAGTTTCTTGATCCAACCCTGTCACAATATCAATTACATCTATCTTGGATTCGTAATTGTTGTCAATCTTTTCAAAATTATCACATTGATATTCTGCACGCTTCTTTTTCAGCTTGCTTTTCATAGCGTAAGATAAATGCTGATAAAGATAAGAAGTAAATTTACTCTTTGCTGGATCATGCTTATCTATACATTTCCATAAAACGTCCATTTTGATTGATTCAATATCGTCTAAGTCTATATTACGGCTGTATCTATTAGACACTTTATTCATAATATTTTGTACGTCAGAATCATTCCACAAGTCTTCAAATTTTTGGTTGATGTTATCCATCGTCACCCCTCAAAATAATACCGCCTAAAAGTTTTTTAAGCTCTAAAAGTTCATTCAAACCATCTAAATACTTTTTATCAAGATCGTTTGACACAATATAATCAACGTTTCCACTAGGAGAAACGAAAATCGACCAATATTTCTTGCTGGCAATCTGCTGTTTTACTAAATCTACCGTGACTTGAACATCTTCATTTAACACTTCTTGCGGAGTGTAGTCACATATTGTTTTTTCTATGTCTTTTCTTACGTTTTTAAAATCAAAAGTAATTGGGATACCAATAAAAAACGTGTACCTGCCCAAAATTCTTAAAGCCTCTACACCTTCGCATCGCTTTAGTTTGTTTCTAACTGACTTAGTTATATCAAAATTAGTAGTTGCTATCCAACAATCCCAACGATTACTAGGTTTAAACATGGATTCCATTGGATACATACCAACCGGCGTGTGCAACAAACCAAATGACGATTTGTCAAAAATAGGAATCATTGGTGAACCTCCGGAATCTCCGATCCCAGCTTCTCCAAGAAGTTCATTTTCTAACTCTTTTAACTCTGCCTCTAAATTGTAAACGTATTCTTCCTCTTGAGCATTCCAACTTTTCCATATAATTCTTTTACGAGACATCGGAAACTCCTATAAATGAAAAACTTGATCCGGCTGCACAACTACTTCATCTTCTTCTGGAGATACTTCCTTTTGATTATCTATAACAAAAGAACTTATCAAATTAATTATATGTAAATAGTTTTGCTCGTTACCATTCAATACGCATTCTTGCTTGATTTCAGACAGTATTGCGTCTGGTAATTCATCAAACATTAATTGATAAAAAATTGAGGCAACAGATGCTAATCCATCAGTTGTGTTGTCCCAATCGCAATTATACTCTACCAAACCCTGCTTGTCAACAGATATTGTTAACTTTGCAGCAAACTCTTGGTTAATATGTGATTGATCTTGGGAATTTTCTGATTGCTGGTTCATATTTTCTTTCTATATTTATTTCATCGCTATTCACAGTTCTGCCTTCTTTAATAATAACCGAATCGGCAGGAACAGTGACCACATAAACAACTTCTGATTCTGTGCTGCCCTCCTGATGTATAAAATCGGCTAAATTAATTTTAAAATACCTTGGGTCTATATTAGTATGTTTAACAATTAAATCATTAATAGTACCATCTATACTCTTGGTGGATATATACTTAGATATAAAATTATAATCATCATCAACTATATATCTAATATTACTAGGCCCACAGTATTGATAATTGGAGATAACTTCAATTATAATTATACTAACTTTTGTTTTCATCTTCTTGCACTTGATCCGCCTGTTTAATCCGTTCGTCGCTGTCCATTTGTCCTTTTAGTCTATTTAGCATATCCAGCTTAGCATGAGCTATCGCGTAATACTGGACCCACTCTTCCATGTTCTTCAAAGAGTGGTTATCGGTAGGGTTTGATAAAATACAATTAACTTCCCAAGTAGCCTTGTTCATGTCTGCCTGAATCTTTGTCCTCAAAACATTTACAATATCCATCTATTTCTCCTGATTAACTAAACACCATGCCAAGCCTCGAAAATAAGCGCTGAGCTGCCCTTTCTCAATTTCGGAAAGTTGGTGATTTTGAGTTCCTAAAACATCTATAAATAATCCCGTTATACCTGCGGCATATCCTTCGTATTTTCCTCTCATAGAGCTTCCAAAAATATTTCTGGCGGCTTCAGTATATACATCGTTAATTTGTTGAGAGTCTGCATCATAATCCAACACGCGGTTGGCAAATATGTCATTAAAAATTGCAAGTCTGACTCTATCCATATCATCGGTAACCAGCTTGGCTACACTTGAGACTTTTTCAATTACTTGTTGATTTGGTTCAGCGATCTGTATTACGGCAGGTTTTTCTGGCTTAACCAAAATATCAGGAATCCGTTCCTGAATTTGTGGCAAAAATAAACCAACCAACACAAAAGCTAACCCTACGAGGGCGCGTTTCATTAAAACTCCTCTTCTTCAGAATCGTCGGTTCGCACTTTAATTAATAATGGAAACACCTCGTCAAGCTTGGCAGATGCCTCTTCTAGCCCCATGTATTCACAAGCGTCGGCTAGGCATTCCCACTTACATACTAAATTAGTTAGATCGTGTTCATGGCAATCGTGTAAATCCAAATCATCATTATCCACTACGACCTTGTTTCTACCTGATTGCCAATTATCAATCTGAGTTTTAACCCAAGGCAAGGCAGCGGAGCCAGCAATGCCGACACCGATAATAATAAAAATCCACTGAGGCAAACTTAAAGAATTCAAAATTTCCATCTATAGTTCCTATGCTTCTGTTTTATCTTCGATTTTAGTTTCACGAATTGTGTCACCAATAACCCAAGCCACCACAATAGTGACTACGCCAAGGATCTGATCTTCGTTCAGATTAATACCCAAAGTTTCTCCCGCTACAACAGCACAAAGACCGATAGCAGAAACCCAAAAACGTCGGGACGTTAGTAAAGATTTTAATTTCATTTAAAATTCTCCAATAAAAAGTAAAAATATAACAAGGGAAGCAGATTTTAAACTCCGTACACGACGGAATTACCTCTTTACCTCCCTCATCACGTATTAAACATACGCCTACGTTTGGCGCAGTTGCATCCAATCTTGTTACATCCGCATGGACATAAATCTTCTATAATAATATCTGGTTCGTTCATAGACACTCCGTGATAGGGACACGGTGTGACATGGCCGTCGCCGTTTCTGATCTGACCAGTTCCTTGACATGGACACTTTTCGGGATCAGGATCGGGCACTAAATTATCGTCAGGAGTTACGTCAGGAGGAACGATGAATATGTCTTTTTCCGCTTCAACGAAACCTTCTGTGGTTTCTATAATTATAGCCTGTATCTCTTCATCTTGCAACCCGAATCCGCGAAATTCTTCGATATTTGTAACATAAATAAATCCTGCAATGGCTACAGCGCCTATGGCGGCTCTTTGTGGTAAACTCATTTAAAACACCTCGTCGATTGTATATTTAATATCTCTAGGAGGAAACCCGTCTACATCGCTGTAAACCCATGCGCCGCCTCCAGACAACATGCCTCTGGCATCCTGCTCTCTAATCCAAAAACTTCCATCCGGCTGTCCATGAACTTTTGGTCCTGCGTTCCACATTCCCCAACTATTTTGTACTAAAAATAGTGTTTCGTTTAAGCGTTCGCGTGTATCGTCGCAAGCGATCCACGCCATAGCATGGCTCCAACCGCTACCGCGTTTAGCGATACCGTTAGCATCTCTTCTGGACGAAAATCCATATCCAGAACAGACGGAAAGTGCATAGCCATTAGCCAAAGCATCTCTAGCTTCTTCTACAGTTCTAACATTAGACACTGTTTTTACTTGATGTTTTTTAGCTTCTGTTTTGTAAATACTATCAGGAATTCTATGGTTAGCTCCTAAACCAGAATTGTAAACGCTAAGATCAACATCGCCATAATCTTTCCTTACTAAAATCCCACCATTTTCATATACATACCTTGTAGCTCCAGAGCATGTCATGCCTTGCTGTCTATGACCTCGTGATTGATATATAGCTTCGGTAGCACCACGAGCAAGCCAGTCTTCGTTTTCACCGTTTTTAATTTCTACAGCTCTTGTAACATCAATAGCGTTTCTTGTAGAATGACTAACACAATCTCCAGTAGTCTGCCTTTCTGCGGGACCAAAACCCGGATCAAATTCCATAAGGCACTTAAACGGCAGGCTCAACTTTCCTTCTCCACTGCCGAATAAGTCATAAGCGGCAGCTCCGAATACAGGCATAGGAAGTTCGCCTAGTAGTTTTTTTACATCTAGTTCGTCGCAAATTGCGCCAGTAAAACCTTTTTTGTAATAGTTAAGAATGGATCTTGGTGTCTTAAAATTAGAGTCCATTTAATAGCTCCTTAGCTGAATTTTCCCAAGTAAATTTATTTGCAGTTTCTATACCTGCACGATTTAGAGAGCACAAATCACGCAT